GACACCATCATTTTTTGGAGTGACATCTATATCTAGCTCTAGTTTTCTTTTGATTGGTTCTTCTACAGGGGTAGAAACAACGCTATTTTGTTCTTCATTCATAAAAATATCCTCCTACTTGGTCATAGCCAAACTGTATAAGTTTTTTTTGAAACATCATTGCCTCATCTATATCATATATTTTTTCTGTTTTTATTTCTTCTTTGGAGGGATTTTGCAGTAATTCAACTACCTCAACTGTGTCATCTTCAAGTATCTTGAATGATACATAATGACCTTCATGCACCCATAATCCTGACCAAAGTAATATATGTTCCATTAAGTCGGTGGCGTTGGAAAATTTATATCCTCTATAGCATCGCTACTTGAATAATTAGTAGGCAAATCTCTTAATGCTTGACGATAAGTTTGCCATTCTGTTTTTTTGCTGTCTGACAGAGGACTATCAGGAACTTGTGTCCAATCCGAATCTTTTAACCTACCATCTCTTTGCTGCCTTAAAAAAACCATAGTATCTAACAAGGTTATATTACTTACTATTGAGTGCGGGTCAGTAGTAATATCAATTTTTTCTGAGGCAACATCTGCTGAACCTGCTAACACTGATTCGCCTGATTCTTTCAATTCATTAGCTATATTCAGATCATCAACACTCGTTGTCATTCTGATTTTACCTGTTGAGGTATTGTAAATTATGTAACCCATTATGACACTTTAGCTAATTTACTAAATAAAAAATATTGTAAGTCCATACCTATAACTGAATTTGCAGTATTCCAATTTCTTGCATAGACAAAAACTTCAATTTTATATTGGTAACCTACCTGAAAAGAAGCCGATTTACCCATAGCTTTAGCAGAAATAACCGCACCTCCTGTCCATTCGCCTGAATTAAGAACAGCATGACTACTATAAGTGCTACCGCCATCAGAGCTTTTTCTTACTAAAAAAGTTATACCACATCTGTCATCTGTTCCATTAGTTTGAATGGGTTGTCCTGTATAAAGCATAGAGTGTGTGCTGTTATGGTCATTTATTTGAGCTGAAGGAATTATGATTGTTAAAACTTTAGAAGCACCAGTAATTGATGTTGGACTTGAAGAGTTCTGATTGGCAGTAAGACCTGTAACTGTTGCAAAAGTAGAGTAAATGCTATTGGTTACTGATACTGTACCTGCAGTATTGACAACATAAGCACCTACAGAATCAGAACCTATTTGCGTATAACCGACACCGCCTGTATTTATAAATAGACCACCTGCATTAGCAGATAAAGTACTGCCATTTAATTCTAGTGTAGTTGCTTTTATTGTGCCTGATACTATTGAACCTGCGGTAATCGTTCCCATATCTGCTGAAATTGCAGCCAGATTGGTAACATCAATTTCATTTGCTGTTAAAGTACCTGTAGCTATGTCTCCTGCTACTATTGTTCTTCCTACTATTTTTGCAGATGTAATACTGTCGTCACTAATTTTAGTTTCAGTTATAGCATTCGCAGCTAAAACATCGCCTTGTATTGCGTCAACTTGTATGTCTGCATTTTTAACACTGGTAAAATTTCCTTGTACTGAACCAACAAAATTAGAATTTACATCAGAATGATTTATGGCTCTGACCCAGTAGTAATAGGTAGTTCCTGCTGTTAAGCCATTGTGTAGACCATCTACAAAAGTTGAGATAGTATTTGATGCTCCATACTGAGTATGCACCAAGCCATCTGAATCGTTTGCGTTAGGCGTAGAATTTGATGTTTTTCTGTATATCTTGACACCTTTTAAATCTCCATTATTAGGATTGGTATAGCTAACAACTATGTTGAAGGCTTTACCAGTAGATGCGGATAGATTACTGGGGTCACTCGGAGCTGCACTTGCTGCAGTCATAGTTATACTTGCTGTACCAGTGTAAGGAGAAAAAACTCCTCTTTGATTCATGTGCCTTACTCTGACTACATACGCTTCGCCCACTGCAACATTTGTTAAGTACGCTGTTGATGTACCTGCTCCAACTGTTATTGATCTATATAAAGAATCTGCTTCGCTTTGCAATTTATAAGCTACTTCTGTACCAAAAATATAAGGAGAAGAATTGTTTGTCCAAGTTGCTTTTATATTTATTTTAGATGTCGTTGCATCTTTCGCTAATACTTGTGCTACAGCTAAATTTGTTGGTGCAGATACAGAAAAATCTCCTGTTGGTACTTCAGATATAGGTCCTTGTGTAATTGGTGTGACATAATCATTGGTTACAAAATCATAAGTAGCTGCGTCAATTTCTTTTAAAACCAACCTACAAGCAGCTACTGGCACTTCATTTTGTTCTACAAATTCTATTTGTGTTGAAAGTACCTCAAACATTTTATTTGTATAGCCTAGTCTTTCATTAGTTACATAAACAAAATCTGCAGGTTGAAGGCGTAAAAATTTAGTTGTAGTCAGTAAAGATATTTGTAGTGTTTTTCTTTGATGCTGTAATGAAATTTTTGCTAGTCTTTCTGCCATAAGATTTGTACTTGTATAAGGCAACTGTATCTCCATACGCTTTAAATAATTTGCGTTAGCTTCTCCGCTTGGCACATCTTCACTTACAAAAGTAGAACTTGTCAGTTCAGGGGTATCAGTACCTACAAATCCATTATCTTTATCTACAAAGACTGCCTTTATAGAATTAAATAATTCGTTAGATTGTGTGTTTTTTGAAACATTTATAGGAGAAAGAACTTCTGAATCAGTGATGGTCAAAGAAGGAGTTTGAGCTGCAGCTACAAAAACATTGAACATACCATTTGTGAAAGTTAGTTTACCACCACAAGAACTTAACAAACCTTCTAAAATTCCATTACCATTTGCGGACATATTAGTAAAACCATTAGCTGTATAGCGTTCTTGACTGATACCACTTATAGTTACAGTTTGTTCACTGGTATTAGCTGCACTCATAAAGCCACCTGCGTTAGCTGATAGATTTAGCTCAGTAGATGTAGCTTTAATACCATAAGTGGTGTTACTTAAATAATCTAATATACATAAAGCAGGATTATCTGACCAAGCATAAGTTGATTCTGTGCCTAATCTATGTGAACCACTTCCCCCTACTGTTGAATCTAATCTAGGGTCATAGAGTTTCTTGCCTTTTATGATGCCTGTAATTTTAGGAATTTGTGGCATTTTTTCTGGGTCATATATAAGCTCTACATACATATATGCACAGTCTTTATAAATAAAATTATTATCTATTATGGTGCTGCCATGTGTAGTTCTAGCTAATGAATCATGAGATGTTTGACTGCCATCGTGAAAGGTAAATCTTACTAATCTACCACTGCCAAAGTTGTTTTCGTTGTCTGTGTTTGTAAAGTCTGAGTTAGTAACTGTATAAATTTTGTTATCAGTACCTGCACCGCTTGAAGTAGAATTAGTAGTAGTTACTGTAATTTCATTGAAATTAAATGAGGTAAAACTATCAACCTCATGTCCTGCAAAAACAACTACCATAGATAATTTATTATTATCTGTACCTGTGGTACGCATAAAGGTAATTGTTCCACCTACCCTAGTTTCTCCATAAATGATCTGTCTAGGTGCTAAAGCTCCTCTGGTACTAGCTTTTGTTCCAAAGTTAGCATTGTTTGCTTCCTGACCTTTAGAGGTCATCATTCCTATCCCTGCTGATATTAGAGTGGTAGCAAAAGTCATTACCGCCATACTTGCAGCTACACTCAATCCACCAATGGTCATACCACCTGCTATAGCAAAACCTGCAGCTCCTGCGGTAGCAACAACTGCGTAAACTACTACTGCTGCGATGATTGCTGTTTTAATCGCCTTAGCCATCTATTCGCCACCCATGTAACGCCAAGTCTGTAGGTTTTACAGCTATACCATCTTCACTAGGACAAAGTATCGCTTGTCCATCGTACATACCGCACATTTGAGACTCTTCTTGCCAAATCACTAAATCACCACATTGTAAAAACATAGGCTTTATCTTGGTAAGTTTTTTAGCCTTTGCAGCTTTATCAATAGACTTAGCTAATGTGCCTCCATAGTCTTTTATAGACTTCATAGCTGATGCTTCGTCTTTCCATTTAAGTTCTTTTGGTATTAATACTTTGCCAGTCATGGCTTTGATACAGGCATCCGAAAACAAACAGCAATCCCACTTACCCCAGACAAATGGCTTATTATAATTAGCCTCTACAAACTCAAAGAATAAAGTTTGCCATGTTTCTTTTTTCTTCATCTTCTAATCGTCTGTACTTGATCTTCATTGCTTGTACCACCGCCACTATTAGAAGTATCATCGTTACTTGGTCTACCCCAATCTATTTGTTTATCTTGTAGTGCCATGACATATTTAAATCCAGTATCTGTGCTATTTATTATTTGTTGCGAAGCTAGGGTGTATCGCAAATTACAAGGTCTGTTCAAGTCCACTAAACGATTTTCAGCATTGACTATTATAGTCATACCATCTGGGTCATCATTAATTGATAGATTCGTCATTCTGCCTGAAAATAATGTTATTTCTCCTGCACTGACATTACCTCCTCCGCTTAAATATCCCATAAATAAAAATATTTTACGATTCTGTATATCTTCTGATAATGCTAAATTCAAAACAGTTTCATCCATACCAGATAAAGTAAAACTACAGTTAGTTGATTTAATCTCTAATGTATCTTCTATATCTGTAATACCTAATAAATCACCTGCACCTGTATAAGTTTCACCATCTAGCGTAATGTCATCAATACCTGTCCAAAGTCGTATGGTCTCTGTATCAAATTGAGCTTTTACTGCAAAAAAAAGTAATTGTTGATCTGCACCTAAACGATTGGTAATTTGTGAATCTATGCCTGATCTACTAGCCATTAGGTGTTACTCGCTGATATATCTTCTGCAACTTCAAAAGAAAATCCATAAGTGGAAGCTCTATTAGCACTCCAATTCACATTTTTGGAAACTAATCTAAACAATCCCTTAGGCTCGTTAAAAATAAT